ACACAATAACAGGTGATATAACAGTTGTAAAACAAAAAGGAGATCCTGATTTTGCTTATGAAGAAGAAGTCATGTCACTTAGAAAAGGTCAAGCTGATGAAATGACAAAAGGTAAAACACCACCAGATGAGTATGAAGAACTTACAGTTAGACCAGACGGAGAAGGTAAGATGAAAGATGTTGAAGATGGTATTGAGCCAGATAGTATTCAAGAAATTGTAGAAGAAGTAACGGGTGAAGCACCATCAATTAAAAAAGCAGGTGGCGGTATCGCAAGAATGTTAGGAGAATAACATGGCCGATATCATAAAACGAATAGAAGAGTTAATGGATCTATTCGATGAAGGTGAAGTAACTACAGCAGATAGAATACAAAGACCACAATCAGCATTAGACAGACAAATGTTTGAAGATTTTAAGAAACGTAATCCAATGGCTTACGGTGGACGGACTGGGTTTTTTAAAGGCAAACTTGTAAAAACAGGTTTAAGAAAAGGACAAGTTGTAGTTAAAAATATAGGAAAAAAATTAGCTGGTGGTGGTAAAGGCCGAAGATATTTTAAAGATATGGACGAGGCTAACGCCGCCATAAGAGAATATAAAGATACAAAAGGTAGAGCAGCTTTAAACGCTAAAAGAGCTCTTTCAGGGATTACAAAAAAACAAGAAGATATTGCTAAAAAAGTTTATGGCAAAACCATGAAAGAATTATACGAAGCTGGTGGCACAGATAGAAATATATTTAATAATATAAAAAAAGGACAAGTTAAAGAAACCACTGTGGCTGGTAAAGGAGCAAAAATAAAAGATAACATACAAGTTACAACAAAAGGTATTAAACAACCTGATGGATCAATTAAAAGAATTAATACAGGTATAAAATATCCAAATAAAGAAGTAGAAAAAAATTTTAAAAAAGCAGTTAGAGAAATATTTAAAAAACCAGCTGGAAATATACCTTTTAAAACTTTAGCAAAAGATTATCCAATTACGGAAAGACAAGCAATAAGAGCTGCAAAACTAATTCAAAAAGAAGAAGGTTTAAAATTTGCAAAAGGTAGAACTTCTCAAGAATATATTAAAGAAGTTAGAAACCCACTTCTTGATAAAACAGATAGTAGAAAAGTTTTAAAAAGAATAGGTATAGAAAGAGCAAAATTTTTAAAAGATAAACCAGAGGTGTTTGGAAAAATAGATACAGCACATAGAGCTTCTAAATCTCACATGGCTAGATTAGGTCTTCAATTTGATACTCAACTTGTTGGCATGGACTCAAGGTTGATAAATCAAGTTGTATTAAAACCTGCAGAAAACATGTTAGATAAATTATATGCAAGACGAGAAAATATTTTAGATGGTATAAAAGGAAAACCCACAGCCGAACAAAAAAAGATTTTAAAAGAAATAAATGACTCGGTTAAAAAAGTTGTTAAAACGACTTCAGGAAGATTTGTTGGGATTATAGTTGATCCAAATACTTTAGAACCTTCTTTTTCTGGAATTAAAAAAAGTTTAGCTTTTTCAAATGTAAATAAAACCATGAAAGAAATTGAAAAATTACCGGGTTCACCTGATAAATATGGTGGAGGTGCTAGTGCAAAAGATAGTGAATATTTTAAATTTATTAGAGATAATGTTCAAAAAAGTGTATCGGGAGAAATAAAAAGAGGTTTTGTGCCAAATGATTTTAGAGTTATTTTAGGCGATCCAAAGAACAGAAAAAATTTATTAGATTATGCTAAAAAAAATACACCAGATATTTTTTCTAAATTTAAACAAATATTAAATAATCCAACTTCTAAAAAAAGTTTTGCACTGTATTCTAATTTACCAGCGGCAGCTATTCCTGCTGGAATAATTTTAAATTTATTTTCAAATGATGCGCAAGCAGCTGAAGCGCAAGCAGCTGATGTTGCTCAGGCATCAGGTTTTACAACAGGAGAAAAACTAGCTGGTGCAGGCACAGCAGCAGCTGCATATAAATTTAGAAAACCAATTATAAAAGGAGCTAAAGCTGTAGGTAGAACTGCATTAAAAGCACTAGGTCCATTAGCTGTGCCTATTGAATTAGGTTTCATAGGCTCTGATTTAAAATCTGGTTCAAGCACGCCAGAAGCTTTGGCTGATGTGGTTATGCTTGGTGGTATATTTAGAGAAAACGAAAAAAGAAAATTTATAAAAGATAAATATGGAGAAGAAGTTCTTAATACTTATGTTGCTGCAAAAACTCCTGGCATAACAGATGTTATGGATATACCAACTGCAATACCTGAATTATCTAAAAGATTACAAACGATTGATGCTGAAGCTGATCAACATCTTTTAAAATTAAGAGAACAAAGAGCAAAAGAATTTGAAAGAAAATCAAAATTACCTAAACCTAAGATAGATGAGTTTCAAGCAGCAGGCGGTGGTATTGCTAAATTAGCTGGTGTAGATTCAGGACCTCCACCACCAGCAGGCCCCAACTCACAAGGGTTGCAAGGTCTAATGAAACGTGTTAAGAAACTATAGGAGTATTAAATGGCAGAAATAGACAAAGGACTCCCGAACGTTAAAACTAAACTTGAAGTTCCAGCAGAAGAAGAATTACAAGAAGTTGCAGTTCAGGATGCAGTAGAAGAACAAGAAAATCCAAAAATTGAAGTTACACCAGAAGACGATGGTGGTGTAACATTAGACTTTGAACCAGGCACAATCAATGTGCCAGGCACAGAAGCACACTTTGATAACTTAGCAGATATTTTACCAGACGATGTTTTAGAGCCAATCGGTAACGAGATGGTGCAAAATTACATGGATTATAAATCTTCTAGAAAAGATTGGGAGAGAGGATACACAGAGGGGCTTGACTTACTAGGATTTAAATACGAAAACAGAACGGAACCATTTCAAGGAGCATCTGGTGCAACACACCCGGTGTTAGCAGAGGCAGTCACACAGTTTCAAGCACAAGCTTACAAAGAATTATTACCATCAGATGGACCAGTTAGAACACAAGTTATTGGTGTTAAAAATCCACAAACAGAACAACAAGCAACTCGTGTAAAAGATTTTATGAACTATTTAATTATGGACCAAATGCAAGAGTATGAAGCAGAGTTTGATTCTATGTTGTTTCATTTACCACTTGCAGGATCTACATTTAAAAAAGTTTACTACGATGTGCCACTTGGAAGAGCAGTATCAAAGTTTGTACCTGCAGATGAATTAATTGTTCCATACACTGCAACTAGTATTGAAGATGCAGAGGCAGTGATACACACAGTTAAGATATCTGAAAATGAATTAAGAAAACAACAAGTATCTGGTTTCTATAGAGATGTAGAATTAGGACCACCAGGTAATGTTGAAAGAAACGAATTAGAAAAAAAAGAACGTGAATTAGATGGCACAAAAAAATCTGGTAAGAATGAACCAGTTTATACTTTGCTAGAATGTCATGTAAATTTAGATTTAGAAGGTTTTGAAGAAGTTGGTCAAGACGGACAACCAACAGGAATAAAATTGCCCTACATTGTAACTGTAGAAGAAGGCAGCCGAGTAGTGCTCTCTATACGGAGAAACTATGCGCCCAATGATCTAAAGAAAAATAAGATCCAATATTTTGTCCATTTTAAATTTCTGCCAGGACTAGGATTTTATGGCTTTGGACTCATTCATATGATTGGCGGATTGAGCCGTACCGCAACGGCGGCTCTCCGTCAATTATTAGATGCAGGAACATTATCAAACTTACCTGCAGGATTTAAACAAAGAGGTGTTAGAGTTAGAGATGAAGCATCACCAATACAACCAGGTGAGTTCAAAGATGTTGATGCACCAGGTGGATCATTACGTGATGCATTCTTTCCATTACCTTACAAAGAACCATCTCAGACATTATTAAATTTACTAGGTATTGTTGTGCAAGCAGGTCAAAGATTTGCAGCCATAGCTGATATGCAAGTTGGTGACGGTAACCAAGCAGCAGCTGTAGGAACAACTATCGCGTTATTAGAACGTGGTTCAAGAGTTATGTCTGCAATACACAAAAGATGTTACGCAGCCATGAAGGATGAGTTTAAATTATTATCAAAAGTAGTTTCACAATATTTACCACCAGAGTATCCATATGATGTTGTTGGTGGTGCAAGAAATGTAAAACAGGCAGACTTTGATGATAGAATAGACGTAATACCGGTTGCAGATCCAAATATTTTTTCAATGTCACAAAGAATTACACTCGCACAAACACAATTACAAATAGCAACAGCAAATCCACAGCTACACAACATGTATCAAATTTATAGAAACATGTATGAGGCTATTGGTGTTAAAAATGTAGATGCAGTATTACCACCACCAGCACCAACAGCACCCATGGATCCAAGTATGGAGCATATAAATGCGTTAGCTGGTAAACCTTTTCAAGCTTTTCCTGGTCAAGACCACAGAGCACACATTACAGCTCACTTAAATTTTATGTCGACCAACATTGTAAGAAATAATCCTGCAGTTATGGCAGCAATACAGAAAAATATTTTGGAGCATATATCATTGATGGCACAAGAACAGGTACAATTAGAGTTTAGAGAGCAAATGCAACAAATGATGATGATGCAACAGCAAGCAGCCGTAAACCCACAAGTGCAAGCACAGCTACAAGCTCTTACAAATCAGATAGAATCTAGAAAATCTGTCTTAATTGCAGAGATGACTGAAGAATTTATGAAGGAAGAGAAGCAAATTACATCACAATTTGACTCTGATCCGTTATTAAAACTAAAAGCAAGAGAAGTTGACCTTCGTGCAATGGAAAATGAGAGAAAAAGAGACAATGATGAGGCTCAACAAGACCTTGCAAGAGCAAGATTAATGCAACAAGGTGATATTGCAGACGAAAAAATGGAGCAAAACGAAAAATTAGCTAAATTAAGAGCTGGAGTTAGCCTTGCAAAGTCAGGAGCACAGCAAGCAACCATAGTAACGGGAGAAGAATAATGCCACTTAACAAAAAAGGTAAAAAAATCATGAAATCTATGAAAAAACAGTATGGAAAAAAGAGGGGTGAAAAGATATTCTATGCATCTAAGAACAAAGGTGTTATAAAAGGGGTAAAAAAAGGAGCATAAATGCAAAGACTAGACAAAATCAAAGAAGTTAAGGTTGCAGAGCAAAGTGTTGAAGTAGAT